AGAAGAAGATGGCGAAGGAACGCATCTCTTTGCTTAAATCTATTCTTGGGGGGGCATAAATATGGGTAACGCGGTATTAAAGAAAAAAAGTGCAGAGTTAAGCACAGATGTTATGGATGATGTCTTTGAAATGGCTGGCGCTGGGGCGGATTTCGATCCAAATGAAATTCAACCGCCACGGTTAAAAATGATTCAAAGCATGTCGCCAGAAAAAGATGAAGTTGAAGGCTTAGAAGTAGGCGACATTTATTGTAAATTAACGGGCGAAAAATGGTCTAAGCCAATTAAAATTATCGCCTGTTATGTTCGAACAAATTATCCTGTTTTTGCTGAAGAAGGTGGTTTTACAAGAGAACTTACAGAACTAGAATATAACGCTGCGAACAAAGTTCGTGAAGGCACTTCTGAGTTATTAACAGACACAGGCGAAGAAGTTATCAAAACCGATAATTATGCCTGTCTAATGAATGACGGAGATGACAATTGGCGTCCAGTAATACTTCCAATGATTAAAGCTTCATTAAAAACAAGCCGCCAATGGAAGTCAGCTATAAACGTCCGAACAATGAAGCATCCCAAAACAGGTCAGGTTGCTAAGGCACCAATATTTTACAATATTTGGAATCTTACAACCAAGGGTGTAACGAAACAGATCAAGGGAAAAAACGCTAAATATTTTGAATGGTCCGTGCAGTTAGACGGGGACGCTTCACCAGGTCAGCTTATGATGGCAAAGGACTTTCACATTTCTTGTAAGCAGGGTGCTGTAACCGTTAAATCAAATGAGAATGACAACGACGCTTCTGGCACAAAACAAACGAAGAGCCAAAGTCGCGTTAAGGACACTGAAGTTCCTTTTTAAATGTCTTTAGCAAAGCGTTTTCTTGCTGCCTTTGTTGGTTCAGAGGTCGCGCATGGTACAGCTATTGTTAAGCGAATGAATCGCAACGGCAAAGCCGAAACCGATAATCGCACTGTGCGTGAGCCTTTGGACGAGCAAAAGATCCAACGCCATCTTGATGGAGAGATAGGTGTTGGATCGATACCCATATTACGGGATAGTACCTGTAAATGGGGTGCGTTAGATATTGACGATTATGACTTAGACCATCGAGGTCTCCAAGACAAAATACAACAGTTAAAATTACCATTATTGCACTGTCGATCTAAATCTGGCGGTGCACACCTTTTTTTATTTTTACACGACTTTATAGATGCACCTACTTTGAGAGATTATTTGACGGAAATTAAAATCGCTTTGGGTTTCGCTGATGCAGAAATATTTCCTAAGCAAGAAAAGATATTGATTGAAAGGGGTGATATGGGTAATCCAATCAACCTCCCATATTTCAAATGTAAAATGACAACTAGGTATTGCTTTAAGCCTGACCTTGAAGAAATGGAGTTAGAAGAATTTTTAGTAGAAGTTGAAAATAAAAGAATTAAGGAGTTGGATTTAGAGTCTTTAAAATTTGCAGGTAAAAGAAAATATTTTACTGATGGCCCTGTCTGCCTAGAACATATATTTTCCCACGGCCCCATTGGAGACAACCGCAATCAATGCCTTACACAGATTGGAATATATATTAGGAAGAAATTTGGTGATGATTGGGAGCCAGAAATAGAACGAGAAAACCGTAAAATGTTTACGCCGCCCTTAGAGGCGAAGGAAATGTTACAAGTTCAAAAGTCGGTGGGCCGTAAAGACTATAAGTTTCTGTGTGGTCAAGAGCCCTTTAAAAGTTTCTGTGACCCAGAGCTATGTGCGACAAGACCTCATGGTATTGGCAGCGAGGCAGAGACCATGCCGCAAGTTGGTGGTCTGACAATTATGTTATCAGAGCCTCGATTATATTTTATGAATGTTAATGGCAAAAGAATACAACTGTTTACGGAACAGTTGCAAAATCCTTCGCTTTGGCAACGTGCCTGTATGGAACAAGCGAATCAAATGCCTCCAATAGTTAGAGGTAAAAAATGGCAAAAGATGGTTCAAACATTAATGCGGGACGCTGTGACAATAGAAGTCCCTCCTGAACTAACGATATCCGGTCAATTCAAAGAGTTATTAAAGTCTTATTGCACAGGCCGTGTTCGAGCAATGGTTCCTGAAGAAATGGAACTTGGCAAGCCTTGGACAGAAAACGGCAAAACCTTTTTCAAAATGGATGGTTTAATGGAATTTCTAAAAAACAGGAGGTTCGATCACTACAGTGGGGTGCAGATTCAAGAACAATTAAGACAAATTAATAACGATGATAAGTGTAACGGACATCATGCCATTAAAAAAAGAGACGATAGTAGATCCACAATAAGAGTTTGGTGGGTTCCACAATTTGAAGAAACAGAAGTAAAACTAGATCCAGAGGAGTTCCAAGAGAATGACATCCCGTTCTAATAAATTACTAAAAGCAAAAGAAGTAGCGGGTATGCTTAATATTTCCGAAGCTGCCGTGTGGAAATGGACAAGTGAAGGCACTTTTCCAACTCCAATTAGACTTAGTGACAACCGGAAGCCAGCCACAAGGTGGGTTGAGAAGGATATAGAGGATTGGTTAGAGGAAAAGAAGGGTGGATAAATTAATCTTAGGCCCTCCTGGATGCGGTAAAACGTACACTTTAGTTCAGCATGTTAGAGAATATTTAGGCGCGGGAGGCTCTCCTGTTAAGTTGGGTATGGTCTCGTTTACACGAAAAGCTGTTGAGGAGATGTTAGATCGTCTTTGTTTAGAGTTTAACCTCAATAAAAAAGCTTTTCCTTATGTCAAAACAATGCACGCTCTTGGCAAGTCTGCCTTGGGTCTGGACAGTACAAAACTCTTGGGTTCAAAGGATTTTGAAGTAATCGGTAATAGTCTTGGTTTAGACTTTGAAGGCACTCCTAATTTAATGAATGATGGGGTTGTGATGACCACGGTAGGTGGAAACGCAGGTGAATATATGAATGTTATTTCCCGTTCACGTTTGCGGAAAGTAAGTTTATCTGACGAGTTAAACGTCTCTAATAATACAACGCTGCACTATGAGAAGTTAGTTCAAATATATGAAACAATACAAAACTATAAGAAAACATATAACAAACATGATTTTGAGGACATGATTGAACTTTATGTGAAATATGTTGATCCTCCAAAATTTGATCTTCTAATTGTAGATGAGGCACAAGATTTACTGCCTTTGCAGTGGGACATGGAGAAAAAGATGTCCTCATCAAGTAAACAGACGATTGTAGCAGGGGATGATGACCAAGCCATTCACAAGTGGGCGGGTGTAGACGTTGACTTGTTTATAAAAAGGTCAAAAAATATACATGTATTGAAACAATCATACAGATTACCTCAAAGTATTTGGAAACTTGCCGTTGATCTATCTAAGCGTATTTCAGTACGGTTGCCAAAAGAGTTCTTACCTAAAGATGAGTGTGGTCAGGTACATGCGATTTTGCATCTTTCTGATGCGCCGTTGGAGAAAGGGTCTTGGACCATCATGGCCCGAACCAATTCTTTTGCGAGAGATTTTGCAGAGGAACTTCGTGTATTAGGATATTATTATTCGTTAAAGAATGTCCCTTCAGTAGATCCAAAGCGAGTTATTACCATGAAAGTATGGGAGCGTCTTCAATCAGGAGATTCTGTTCCAGCTTTAGAATTAAAAATTTTCTTTGAGATAGTTCCAAAGCAGGGAGACCATAAAGTCGTTAAACGTGGAGGTAGAAAGCTCATTGAAGAATGTCCGATAGACGCTGCGTATGACTACTGGGAGTTAGTTAAAAATTTTAAATTAGTTGCTCCCAAGGAAGCAGATTCTTATCGCGTGGCAGGATTAGGGGAGCAAGAGAGAATTTATATTGAGTCTCTAGAACGTATGGGAGAAGATATTACACAGCCACCACGCATAAACGTCTCAACATTTCACGCAATGAAAGGCGGGGAGGATGACAACTGCATAGTTTATCTTGGCAGTACTTATGCTTGTGTAAATAACGATGATCAAGATGAGGAGCATCGAGCTTTTTACGTCGCGATTACTAGGGCCAGAGAAAATCTATATTTATTAGAGTCAAACAAGAAATACCGCTATGACATATGAACTTCCTGAAGGGCATGTGGCGATAAATTTTAGCGGTGGTCGTACAAGTGGGTATGAGTTAAATAATTTTGTCTCAAGACAAGGTGATTGGTTATTTGATGATGAGGCATATCTTTGTCAACAAGATCATGGAGAATGTACAGGATGAAAAAAGAACAAGCAATCTTAGAAGCTTTAGAGCTTATAAATGGAGAGAGAGCAGAAACTTACGGTGATGCTGACGAAATGTTTCATGATATTGCCGTGGGTTGGCAGGTTATAGCCAATTCTTGTAACGACCCAGATTTTGGGGTGGGTTTTGACGTAGCGCATGTGGCCCTTATGATGGACTGGTTAAAGACCTGTAGAATTTTAAAAAACTGGGGTCACAAAGATTCTTGGATTGATAAGTTAGGTTATACGGCTCTTGGTGCTGAGTCTGGTATAAGGGAAGAAAAAATAAAGCAGCCTAAGATTGGTGAAGTTATGACCAGAAAAATGGTAGACCAAATCATAGAAAACACAAAAAATGAAAAATCAGACAAATCTGTTTAAACGGCCTACTCAAGATAAAGATTTTCAAATCAAAAATGAAATGGATCTCATTGAGCAAGACTGGAATATTCCAAGCGAGTTTCCGGATCTACGCCATTGCAAAGAACTGGCAGTGGATTTAGAAACGTGCGATCCAAATTTAAAAGTGCTTGGACCCGGATGGGCTCGTAAGGACGGTTTCATCGTAGGTATCGCAATAGCATCCAATGACTGGAGCGGATATTTCCCCATAAGACATGAGCGGGGCCAGAACGTCGGTGCTAAAATGGCTTTGCGTTGGCTTAAACAGCACATGGAAACTCCTAACATTGACAAAATCATGCACAATGCCTCCTATGATTTGGGCTGGATGAGAGCCGAAGGCATCGAGGTGCAAGGTCGAGTCATTGATACGATGATTACTGGCGCATTAGTGGATGAAAATAGATTAAGTTACGCTCTTAATTCTCTTGGCAAGGATTATCTTGGAGAGACAAAAAACGAAAAGCTACTTCGCGCTGCGGCAAAAGAATTTGGAATTGATGCTAAATCACAAATGTATAAACTTCCCCCAAAGTATGTGGGTGCTTACGCTGAACAAGATGCCGCGTTAACTCTGCGTTTATGGCACTTTTTTAAAAATGAGATTTCTAAACAGGATTTAAAAAACATTTGGGAGCTTGAAACTGATCTCATACCAATGATGTTAGACATGAAGACTCAAGGGGTTAAGGTAAATGTCGATGGTGCAGAGAGAGCTAAAAAGTCTCTTCAAAATAAAGTAAAAACTTTACACTCGTTTATTAAAGAAAAGTCCGGAGTAACAGTAGAGCCTTGGGCCAGCGCCTCTGTCGCAAAGGTGTTTGACGCTTTAGGAGAACCTTATACACGTACAGAACAAGGCGCGCCCTCCTTTACTAAGCAATGGCTTCAATCACATAGTAACGAGGTCGCGCAAGCCATTGTAAGACTAAGAGAGTTTGATAAGGCAGACAGTACTTTTATAGACACGATTCTAAGGCATGAGACCAAAGGTAGAATACATGCTGAATTTCATCAATTACGCTCTGATGATGGTGGAACCGTTACGGGTAGATTCTCAAGCTCAAACCCTAATCTTCAGCAAATTCCTTCAAGAGACAAAGAGATTAAAAGTTTAATTCGTGGTTTGTTTATTCCAGAGAACGGTTGTAGATGGGGCTCGTTTGATTATGCGAGTCAAGAGCCAAGGTTGCTTGTGCATTTTGCTAATCTTATCGTAGAAAGTCCCTCCCTTACTGCAATTAAAAAAGCGTATGACGCAGGCACTGGAGACTTGCATCAAATGGTTGCCGATATCGCAGAGATTAGCAGGACTGAGGCAAAGACTGTAAATCTTGGTATCATGTATGGAATGGGCAAAGGTAAGTTAGCGGCACAACTTTCAATTACTAAAGACGAGGCAACGGATCTTCTGGACATCCATCACGAAAGAGTGCCTTTTGTAAAGGATCTTGCAAAAATGGCTAGTGACCGTGCGGGGGATGCAGGTTCTATCAGGACATTACTTGGTCGCAAGTGTAGGTTTGATTTGTATGAACCTAGATCCTTTGGATATAAAAAACCATTGCCATACGAAAGAGCCATGAAAGAGTATGGTCCGTTTATTCGTAGAGCTTTTACATACAAAGCATTAAATAAGTTAATTCAAGGATCTGCAGCTGATCAAACGAAAAGAGCTATGCTTGACTGTTATAAAGAAGGGCTTTTGCCAATGCTTACTGTTCATGATGAGCTATGCTTCTCAGTGAATGATGAAAACCAAGCACGTAAAATCAAAGATATAATGGAGAACGGCCTGTCGGATATCTTAACAGTGCCTTCTAGTGTTGATGATGAATTGGTAGATAACTGGGGACAGGTTACTTAACGTTTTGTAACCTACGAGCAATCTCTGCGTTGATCGCTTGTGTTTGTGGATTACCACCTAGCAGCGACGGAGATACCGCTCTTCTTTGTGTAGGCTGCTGTAACGCTATATCAGGTCTTGCAAAATTTATCATACGTTCTGTTGAAGGCATTTTCTTTCTTCTAGCTTGTGTTCTTTGCTCCATCATTTCAAGTCTCTCTGGAGCACGGTCAATTAAGATTTCTGCGGTTTGTTGCGCTTGGTTTACACCTTGCGCAGCTGATTGAGCCGCAAACTCATTTGCTTTTTCAAACAAAACTCCAAGTTTATCGTAATCCTCATCTGGTAAAGGTTTTGTAAGCTTTCCACTGCGAACGCCAGTCGGTCTTGTTATAATCTTTAAAAAACCTGGAGTACGTAATACATACGACATAAATTTCAATCCAGCAGCAGCCGTTGCTGCTTTTAAAGGTGCCATTGCGATTGCAAAAAGACTAAGACCCGTTACTGTGCTTGAAGCTACTAAACCACCGAGACCTTTTAATGGTTCGTTGGAAATGTTTTTTGAAAACTGAGCTAATTCAAAAAGATCGTCTGATGTTTCTTTTCCAAATAAGTTTGTTAAAGACGACTTGCCGTACTTGTTCAACTGTTTATCAAAAGCTTTA